CTTCGCGAAGGACGGGTCGATCCTGCGGTGGACGGCGCACGTCTCGCTCGAGGAGTTCCGCGACATGCGCCTCTGGGCGGACGACGTCGAGGTCCAGGGGACGGAGCGGCCGACGGAGGCGCCGGTCGATCCCTCCTCGACCGCCGCGAACGGGAGCTAGCGCGATGGCCCCTCGTCGTTTCTCCCGCTACTCGTATTCCGTCGGGTCGATCGATAACGTCGGGGACTTCGTCCTCTCCGACGCGCTCCCCTTCGGCTTCGTCGAGCTCGCCGACACGATCGTCCACGCGGTGGAGTCGGGCGATACCCTCTTCTCCCTCGCGCACGTCTACTTCCAGCCCTTGCCGCGGCCTTCGGGTCTCTACTGGATCATCGCCGACTTCCAGCCGACGCCGATCGAAGACCCGACGCTGATGCTGAAGGAGGGATCGCTGATCTACATCCCGAGCGTCCGCACGGTGACGGAGCAGATCTTCAACGCGAATCGAGCCCGATGAGCGCGGACCGCTCGGCGCCGGTCATCTACGTCACGATCCTCCAGCAGGGGCACGCGGCGACGCAGCGGCTCGACGTCTCGGACTCGGTCATCTCGCTCGAGTTCGAGGATTCGGAGAAGGAGGCGGCGAAGCTCACGCTGACGGTGAACAACTTCGACCTCTCGAACTTCGACTCCCCGATCTGGCGGAAGGGAACGAAGCTCGAATGCTCCTGGGGCTACGCCGGGAACACGACGCCGACCTACTCGTCCGTTATCCAGTCGGTGAAGGGCTTCACGAAGCTCAAGGTCGAAGCGCACGCGCTCTCGGTCCTGATGCACAAGCAGCAGAAAAACCGGAAGTTTACGAACATGACCCGGTCGCAGGTCGTCAAGCAGATCGCGGCCGAGAACGGGTATTCCGGAACCCTCGCGCAGATCGACGACTCCTCGGTGGTTCTGCCGGTCATCTACCAGGCGCGCGAGACCGACGCGCAGATCCTTGCGCGACTCGCTCGCGCCGAGGGGTGGTTCTTCAACATCGATTACGACGGCCTCCACTTCCACCAGCGGAAGCTCGCGCAAGCGCCCCTCCGCGAGTACGTGTGGTCGAACGACCCGGGCGCCGGCGACATCCTCGGCGAGCCCTCGATCGAGAACGACGTCACCGCGAAGCCGGCCTCCGTTACCGCGCAGGGGCGCGACCCTCTCGCGAAAAAGGATTACGACGTCTCCGCCGACAACGGGAACACCCCGCGCGACTCCCTCGCCGGCGCCGTCGAGCTCGTCGATCCGGAATCGGGGGCGACGACCTTCCAGCTCGGGACCGGGATGTCCACCGTCGAGCCGGCCTCCGACCCGAACGAGGCGACCGCGCTCCGCCGCGTGCAGGGCGTTTTCAAGAACGCCCAGATGACGGTCGTGATCATGAAGCTTCCGGTCGTCGGCGACCCGCGCGTGCGCGCTCGAGGCATCGTGACGGTGAAGGGGATTCGGTCCCTGAGCGGGAACTACTACGTGACGGGCGCGTCGGACTCGGTCTCGGCGAGCGGATATCGACAGACGCTCTCCCTCCGACGCGACGGACGCTCCGAGATCTTCCCGAAGGCGGCGAAACCTCCGAGCCCCCCGAACGACCTGACGCCGCCGCCGGACGACGGCGCGCTCCAGCCGCTCGAACAGGTCAACCCGATCTCGGGCGCGACGGAGACAGTCTTCGTCGATTCCCGCGGCCGACAGAAGGGAGGCTAGCGCCGTGCCCAGCTCTCACGAGGACACCGAAGCGCGGTACTACGGCGCGGAATACGGGACGTGCGTGGACAACGCCGATCCCCTCATGATCGGCCGGGTGAAGGTGAAGGTCCCCGGCCTCATCGACGAATCGGAGTGGGGCTTCCCCCTCGCCGGCGGCGGCTCGGCGCAGAGGGGGCGGTGGCAAGTCCCGAAGGTCGGCGCGGACGTCACCGTCTGGTTCCACCGCGGCGACCCGCACGGGAACTTTTTCTTTCTCCCGGGGCACTGGGGCGTGCCTTCCGGGAGCTCCGAGGCGCCGACCTTCATCGCGAAAGACGCGAGCGTCACGCCGGCCACGGCGCCGATGCTCACCGGCGTCGAAGACGATCGCTACTACGCGGTCATCGACTCGAGGCCGGGGAAGGAGGCCGCGCGGATCGTCGATAAACTCACCGGCGACAAGGTCGAACTCGACGGGCGGCGGTACCGCTGCAACGTCTCCATCACGGGAACCTTCCAGATCGACGCCGGCGCGATCGTGATGAACGCCTCGCGCATCGTGCTCAACGGCCGGTCGATCGTTCCGTTCGGAGGGCCGATCGCATGAGCAACACCGGATGCGTCCAGCTCCACATGCCCTTCGGGGTGCAGCTCTCCGGCTCCGCGATCGCGACGCCGGGGCTCACGTTCGATCCGATGCGCGCCTTCCTCGGGCAGTTGAACGGCGTCCTCCTGCCCTTCATGCCGATCTTCAAGATCGTCGGCTTCGCGAAGGACGTCGTCGATGCGCTGAACTCGATCCCGGATTGCATTACCCAGCTCTCGCCGAAGCCTCTCATCGAAAAGATGGTGAAGGTCGCGCAAGACATCGAGCAGCTCCTCGAAGTCCTGCCCCAGGCCTCCGTCCCGGTGATGCTCCGCGACCTGCTCTGGGCGATGATCACCTTTCTCTCCGGGATCCTCTCCCAGCTCACGGGACTCCAGCAGGGGCTTACGATCACGCTCCGCGTCGAGACCGCGGCGAATGCCGTGCAGGACTCGAACCCGGACGCCTACGCGGAACTCAACGGGATCGTGGTGGCGTCGCTCGCCGACCAGGAGACCGTGATGAATACGCTCGACGCGCAATCGTGCGCCTTCAACGAGCTCGCGAAGACCTTCGCCGCCGTCGCGGCGCTGATCAACGCCCCGATCCCCCCCCTGCTCCCGTGCTTCAACTTCTCGGCGGGCGGGTCCGTCGCTCCCCAGCTCGCCGCCCTAAACGCCGCGATCGCCGCGATTACCGCCGCGATCGACGTGCTCGAGGCCCTCGGCGACGCCCTCGGCGGCGCTTCCGAGCCCCTCCCCCCGTGTTAGGCGCGCTGAAAAGCGGCGCGTCCCTTCGCGATCATGTCGCGAACGTTCGCGAGCTTCGTTCCCTCGAAGACGTGCGCGACGTTCGCGCAAAGAGGCACGTCGCAGTGGTGGAGAGCGCAGGGATCCGGCCATCGACCGTGCGCGAGGAAGAAGGCGACGACGTGCGCGCGTTTGACCTTCGAGCCCCGCTTCCCCAAGCGAATCGCGCCGTACTTGCCCTGCCGTGCTCCCGTCCAGATGTGGCACGGCCCCAATTCCGGCCGATGCGACGGGATCGGGCCGTCCCGGTTTACCTTCGCCGCAAAGCGTTCTGCTAGCGTTCCTCTCATCGGGACCTCCTCGCGGTTCCGGTCAACCCCGGGACGCTTCCAACGTCGCCGGGGCCTTCTCTTTGCTGGTACCTTACGGCTGGTGAGCGGGCCGAGCGTCCAAAACTTCAACCCGGCGACGTCGATCGCGATCGGCCCGACCGACCCGGTCAGCTTCGACGTCGTCGTAGGGTCGAATCCCTTCCTCGACATCCTCGTCGCGGTCCGCCTCGCGGGGACGAACCTCTACGAAGTCGTGTGGGACGGCGCGGGATTCGCGCCTCTCTACGGCCCTCAGAGCCAGGTCCAGAACATCGCCGGAGGCTACCGGTTCCGCGTGCGCCGAACGGCGGGGTGGCCGGGCGCGCCGACCTTTCTCATCAAGGCGATCGACACCGCGGGGAACGAGGCGAGCGCGTGATCGCCGGCGGCGGGGTCTACGTCGGGTGGACGGTGACGGTCCCGCCTTCGGGGCCCGCGCCGGGGACCGTTCCGATCGTCCCGCCCGCGACCCAGCTCTCCTTCCTCGGCTACGGACTCACGACGCCTTTTCGCCGAGGGATGGCGAACGACTTCGCCGCGGCCGGCGGGCCCGATCTCGTGAAGTCCCGGATCTCGCAGATCGCAGGGACGGCCGCCGGAAGCTCGCAGGACGCCGGCGAGCTCCCCTGGCGCGGAGAGTTCGGGATCCGCCTCAAGCACCTCCGTCACCGGTCGAAGACGGTCTTCCTCGAAAAGAAGGCCCTCCACTACGTCCTCTCCGGACTCGCGCAGTGGGAGCCGTGCGCGCGCGTAGCGACGGTGAAGATTCTCTCCGCGCCGAAGAGTCGAGCGCTGACGATCCGCGTGATCTACGACATCGTCACGACGAATCCGGCAGGGAACCAGGTGGTCACTCCGGGACAGACGCTCGACGTTCCCCTCGACGCCGCCGCCAACCCGCCCAGTTAGGAGGCCGCCGTGACCGCGCTCGAACCCTCGAACGACTACTCTGACCTGGACTTCGACGCGCTTCGCGTCCGCATCCAGAACCTCATCCCCTCGGCGTTCCCGGCCTGGACGGACTTCAACGTCGCGAACTTCGGTAACACGCTGATCGACTGCTTCTGTTTCGTCACCGACGTCCTGACGAAGTACCAGAACGCCGCGGCCCTCAACTCGCGTTGGAGTACCTCGACCTCCCTCGCGGCGGTTCTCGCTTCGACGAAGCTCATCGGCTACGTGCCGCAGGGTCAGACGGCGTCGCAGGTCGAGGAGACGTTCACGCTCGCCTCCGGGATCTCGCCCGGCGACGTCGTCCTCCCGGCCGGAACGACGGTCCAAACGCTCGACGTCGGCGCGCCGGTCACCTACCAGCTTCTCGCTCCGCTCACGATCCCGGCGGGCACGACGAGCGCGACGGGCCTCGTCGAAAACTCGACGGCGCAAATGGACGTCTTCGACGCGACGGGCCTCCTCAACCAATCGGTGAGCCTCTCGCAATCGCCTTTCCTCGCGGGCGAGCTTACCGTCACGGCCGGAAACGGGACCTACACCCAGGTCGCGAACTTCCTCGCCGCCGCCGCGACCGACCTCGTCTACACGCTGACGACCGACGCGAACGGGGTCGCGACCCTCACCTTCGGGAACGGCGTCAACGGCGCGCTCCCGACGGGCGCCATCACGTGCTCGTACAACTACGGGGGCGGCGCCGCCGGCGTCGTCGGCGCAGGGACGCTCATCAAGATCCCGGGCTCCTTCACCGACGTCTTCGGGAACCCGGTTCAGATCTCGGTGGCCAACGCCGCGGCGAGCTCGCCGGCGCAGAACTCCCAGAGCCTCGCGTCGATCCAGCTCCTCGCTCCGCTTTCGATTCGCCCGGCCGGCCGCTGCATCGCGCGAACGGACTATCAGGACGTGGCGCTCCAGGTCCCCGGCGTCACGCGGGCTCTCATGCTCTTCGCGACGCAGGACCCGAGCGTCGCGATCAACCAGGGCGTTCTCCGCATCGTCCCGGCGAGCACCGTGCAGGCCTCGGAGACCTTGCTGACCGCGGTGACGAACGCTTTCGCGGCGACGCCCTACGCGCAAACGCTGAACCTGCTCATCGTCTCGGCGAGCTACCTCGTGATCAACGTGCAGGTGCTCGCGTATAAGAAGTCGGGCGTCACTCCGGCGCAGATGAAGGCCGGGATCGTCGCGTCGCTGACGTACTTCTTCCAGCTCACCTATCCCGCGACGGACCTCGCCGGGAACCCGAACAACGGTCAGAACGGTCAGCCGCTCGCGGGCACGCCGAACACCGCGATCGACTTCGGCTTCAACCTCAAGGACGAGAACGGGAACCCGGCGAACCTCGTCAACTGGTCCGACATCTTCGATGCGGTCCGAAACGCCGCCGGCGTCCGCAAGATCGACGCGGGCCCCAACGGCCTCCTGCTCAACGGCGTGCGCGCCGACGTCGCGATCACGCTCCAGCAATTCCCGGCGCTCGGGACAATCACGATCATCGACGGCGATACCGGGCAGGTCGTCTCTTGAGCGATCTGACCAACCTCTCCTTCGAGGTCGTCGCCGGCGACGGCGTCTCGGCCGCTTCGTGGACGACGACGGTGACGAGCTCGGCGGACGAGATCGACGACTTTACCGGTCCGACGGCGGAGGAAGGGTTCGAGTTCGACTGGGGGACGACGCTCGAAACGACGCTGACGCCGTCGAATTCGACGCCGCTCCAGTTCACCAACCCGATCGGAGTCATCCCGACCTTTGCGGACGGCTTCGAGTTCGGGTGGGCGAACAATGCCTGGACGTCCGAGGTGCTCGGCGAGGCCGATCTCTTCGACTCCGGAACGTTCCCCTTCGACGGCTTCGAGGGGTGGAGCCTCCTCGAGACCTTCTTCGGGAGCTACGAAGCCGACTCCTTCGAGAGCGGCTTCGGCTTCGACGGCTTCGAGTTCGAGTGGCAAAACACGAACTACGAACTCCTCATCAGCTACCCCGCGAACGCCGAGATCTTGCTGTTCGACGGCGCGCGCGCGAACGCCTTCGAGTCCTTCGAGTTCCTCCAGACGGACGTCGCGATCGCGTCGGTCGATACGAGCACGGGGCGGATCACTCTAGTCAGCGACTCGGCCTTCGCCGACGGGTACTCCGCGCAGGTCTACGCCTCGACGGGCTCGCTCCCCGCGGGGTACGTCCCGGCCACCACGTACACGGTGGTAAGCGTTCTCGATTCCGGCTCCGAGTTCGTCCTCGGGCTGAACGGCGTGAACCAGGTCCCGAGCACGGGTCCGATCGGGCTCTCGTACGTGACCGATCCGTTCGAGTTCTGGACCGTCTCGCTTTCGATATAGACTCGGCGCCATGGCGGAAGCGGACTGGACTCAGCTCTCCGGCGGTATCGGTAGCGGTTCGCTCCTCCAGGGCGTGACGGCCGGCGTTCCCGCTCCGAACGGCGGCGGCTCCTTCATCTACGGGTTCGCCTCGCTCGATACGACGACGGGCGCCGCCGGCCTCTTCGTGAATGCCACGAACTTCGCGCCGAACACCGGAGGGGTGAGCGGCCTCGGAGGCGGGTCGGTCACCGCCGCCGTCCAGCGAGGCGTCGGCGGAGGAAACACCGGCTTCTCGCCGTGGATCTTCGTGTGCGGGCAGACGACGACCGTAGGCGGGAAGGCGTACCTCCTCGGCCTCGCGGATTCGGACCCGAGCCGGATCGTCCTCGTGAAAGGGATTCTCTCGGCGGGAATCCCGGGCACGCCGGTGGCGACGCCCCCGATCAACGGCGTCCTCGCCGCTTCCAACGAGACCTATCCCGTCGGGACGTGGCTCCATATCCGCCTCGACGCCGTCGTAAACGCCAACGGCGACGTCGTGCTCAATTGCTTCCAGAACGACCTCACGGCCAACCCCGTTACCGCCCCGGGCTGGAGTCTCATCCCCGGGATCTCCGAGTTCATCGACGACGCCCTCCAGGTCAACACCGGCTCGGCGCCCCTCGTTCAGGGCTATCTCGGCTTCGGCTTCAACACGTCGAATGTCACGCGCCGCGGCTACTTCGACCAGCTCACCGTCGTTCGCCAGACGTCCTAGCGGGCCCCGGGATAGACTCCGCCCGTGGCGGGCATCTCGATCTGGCAGGCCTTCCAGGGCGTCTCCGAGGGACGCATCCAGCCGACCCGCTGGGTCGCGCCCGACGGCGATTGGGTTCTGTGCCTCGGGTCCGACGTCCCGCACGTCACCGGCCGGCTGAAGGTCGGCGACAACGTCAACGTCTCCCAGTCGGGCAATTACCCGAACGCGGTCATGCGCCTGCTCGCGCGCACGCGCGGTCCCACCTTCGTTCCGGACGGATGCTGGTGGGAGGCCTCGGTCCTCGTCGGCGGAACGCCCGTCGTGGTCCGCCGCGTCGACGTCGGTCAACAGTTCGACTTCGCCGATCTCGGCTGGGAGATGACCTCGGGCGCGAGCGGGTCCCTCGGATTCCAGCTCACGATGCAAGGGCCGGCGAACCTCATCGCCGACGCCGAGCTCCCGGCCTTCTACCTCGACGAGATCTCTTTTTCGGCGGCGCCGGCGAGCGACACGCGCGTCTACAACCGGTTCCCCGAGCCGGATAGCGCCGGGGCGCCCTTCGATTCTGACATCGCCTTCGACCTCTTCCCCGACTCGACCGACCCGACGACGATCACCGTGACGGTGAACGGAGCGCCGGCGATCGTCGGCGGAGCGTTCACCCTCGCCTTCGACGGTCCGAACTCCGCGATCACGACGACCGGGAACGGAAACCTCCACTTCGAGATCGACCCGCTCGCGATCTGGGGCGACGAGGAATCCGTCACGGTCGTCGTCTCCTCGACCGACCCCGATGCGGCGCCGGTCTCCTGGACCTTCTCCGCCCAGCGCACGAGCGGCCCGCACCTCGTCTCGGCTTCGCCGCAGGATCTCAACACGATCCTCGTGACCTTCGACGAGGCCCCGATCGCCGCATCGGCGGCGAACCTCGGCGACGCGCTCAACCCGGCGAGCTATGCGATCGCGCGGACGCCCGGAGTCATCTCGGTCCAGCCGTCGGTCGTCGCGGTGGCGGCGGTTTCGGCGACGTCCTTCGCGATCCAGACGGACCTCGAGCTCTCGCCGGGCGCCCCCTATACGCTCTCGCTCGTCTATCTCGAGGACGAGCTCGGGAACGTCACCGAGCCATTCTCGCCGTTCGGGACCCTCGGTTTCGTCGCGTGGAGCCCGCCCGTACCGAAGGGGCGAAGCTTCCAGCTTTACGACCTCGTCCCGCAGAAGAACCGAGACGAGGACCAGACCGGCGAGCTCCTGGCGTTCCTCTCGGTGCTGCAGGACCCGCTAAACCTGCTCCTCTACGCCCAGGACTCCTTCTCGCAGATCCTCGACCCGACGCTCGCGCCCGAGCGGTTCGTCGATGCGATGCTCGCCGACCTCGGGAATCCCTTCTCGTTCCCGCTGACGCTCACGCAAAAGCGTCAGCTCGTCGAGCTCCTCCTCCCGATCTACCAACAGAAGGGGACGCCGCAGGGGATCGAGAACGCGATCCGTCTCTTCCTCGGGATTACGTGCGTGCACGAGGCCTGGGGAATCGGGGCGACGCTCGACGGCGACGCGGTCCTGGGCGACGGCGGGAGCTTTCCGGGCTCGTTCGTCCTCGGTTCGACCGTCGGCCTCGACCCCTTCGGCTTCGTGCTCCTCGTCTCCGAGCTCCCGACGGGAACGGTGCTGGAGCAGGCGAATCAGATCGTCGCCTTCATGCAGAGGGGCGAGTGCGTCTTTCTCGGATTCCGGACCTCGGAGTCGATCGTCACCCTCAACCCGGTGATCCTCGACGGGGTCAACTCGGTGCTCGGCGACGGTTGGGACGGGACCTTCCCCGGGACGTTCATCCTCCACGACCCGGGGGGCTCGCCGTAGTCGCCCCGGGGGATGTGTCCGGCGCCGCCCGCTGATACGGTACGCGGGAGGCCCCGATGGATCGCAAATCGTTCTACTTCAAGCAGCCGGTCGCCTACACGGAGCTCAACGAGGCTTTCGACCAGGTCGAGACCGCGATCCACAACGTCATCGTAGACGTCGGGCTCACCGGGCTGATCTCGGGAATGCAGGTCTCCCAGCATTCCCCGAGCTCGAACCTCACCGTCGATGTGCAGCCGGGCACGGCTTACGACGAGCTCGGAGAGCGGATCCTCGTCGAGACCGTCCAAAACATAAACTGCGCGGTCGATTACCTCTCGACGAACACCGCGGTGGTGACGTCGGGGCACACGAAGATCCTCTCCCTCTTCGCGGTCTTCGAGCGGGCGCTCTCGGATCCGCGGACGGACGGGAACGGAGCGACGGTCTACTTCGAGCAGGCGGAGGCCTTCAAGTTCAACATCGTGCAGGGGACCGAGGGCGGCTCCCCGACGCCGCCGGCGCTCGTCGCGGGCTGGCTTCTGATCGCGGACATCACCATCGCCTACAACCAGACGGCGATCGTCAACGCGAACATCTCGACGTCGCGCACCCAGTACGCGGTCAATCCTTCGGCGCCGCCGGCGGCGACCGTCTCGTGTCCGGCCGCCTCCGGGACGACGTTCTCCCTCGCCGCGGGGAACCTCGTCTCCCAGCTCCTCGCGATCAAGAACTCGATCGACGGCTCGCTGACGAACGGCGTCCCGACGATCCTCCAGGCCGGGAGCATCTCGGCCCTACGCGCGATCTCGACGTTCCCGACCAACGCCGTCTATACGGTCCCGGGCTTCGGCCTCTTCGTCTACTCCACCGGGTCGAGCGCGACGGACGACGGCCTTTTCGTGGTCAAGCCCACGAGCGTCAGCGGCAACGGGCGGTGGCTCTCCCTCACGAGTCAGATCGGAGTCGCGAACGGCATCGCGAAGAACGACTCGACCTCCCGGGTCGCGGCCGCGAATGTCCGCAACGGCCTGATCTCGGTCCAGAGCGTGAAGGTCACCGGGACCGGTCAGTATGCGAACCGGAGTACCAGCGGCTTCGGCGCTTCGGGCGCATCGATCTCTTTCACCGGCGCGGTGGCCGGCGACATCGTGCTCGCGACCTGCTCCTTCAACTCCGTGTGCGCGAGCGGGATGGCGGCAATCGGTCCGAACTACGCGCTGGCGGTGACCGACAACGGTTCCACCAACGTCGCCGGAGAGACCCAGCTCGAGAATCTAACGGCGACGCAGGTCCCGATGACCATGACCCTCGAGCACACGGTCACGGGAACGGGTCCCGCTACGGTCAGCGTCGCTCTCTACTTCCAGGGCGACGGATCGCACGCTTCGTTCATCTACGGCGGGCTATCGCTCGTCGGAACGCTGATCCGACCGTAGGGGGCGCGGAGGGCCGTGGTGGAAGCGGAGGGCGCGAAAGTGCTGGTCGAGCTCGCCAACTACGGCGCGCTAGGGCTGTGCCTCGTGCTCGCCCTTGTGGCGATCGTGCTCCTAGACCGAGATCGGACCAAGATTCGGCAGGCGCTCGCGGAGGAAAGCAAAGCGCGATTGGACGACGCGCAGGCCTACTTGAAGCTGGCCCTCGAGCTGCAGGAGAAGACCCAAGGAAAGATCGAAAAGCTCGAAGCCGTCGCGCAAGCGCTCAAGGAGCAGTCCCATGGCCGATGAGAAAGCCTCGACGTCGTCGCATCCCACCTCCGTTCTCTCCACGCCGCCGCCGCCGTCCGTCCGCACGCGACCGCCGAAGAGCGCGCCCCGGTCGGGCGAGTTCCCGGCCGTGCAGGCCTACCGCTCGAAACTCCAGTCGATCTCCGACCACGAAGGACTCCGGCTCGACTCGCTCGACCCGGAGCTCGATAGCCTGCTCGCGAAAGTCACCGGTTCGCCCAAACCGAAAGGAGCCCCGTAATGCCTGACCTGTTCCAGCAAGCGCTCGCCGACTACTCCGCCCACCAGTGGGGACTTTTGACCTGGCTCGTCGTCTCCGTCGTCGCCGGCGGGCTCGTACGGCTCTGCAAGTCCGACTCGCCGATTCCTGCCCTCCAGCAGATTCCGCCGGCCTGGCGCGCACGCCTTGCGTACGTCTTCGCCCTCTGCGCCGCCGCCGCGACGAAGCTCGCCTCCGGGATGTCGTGGCAGACCGTCGTGACTCTCGCGCTCGCCGGCGGAAGCACGGCGATGGCCGGGCACGAGCTCCTGATCGAAGGTCTCCGCGGAGGTCGCGAGCTGTTCGGGCCGCCCCGCGGCCCCTCGAGCTCCTCGAAGACTTCGAGCCGGTCGATGATGGGCTCGCCGCCCCCCCTGGCCTTGCTCCGCGTCGGCCTCGCCTTCCTCGTCGCCGCGGCTCTGCTCCTCGCCGGATGCACGCCCTCGCAGGCAGGGACGGCGGGAACCCTCACGGTCGATACCGGAGTCCTCGCCGCGTGCCTGATCACCGTCGCCCAGGCGCAATCGCCCTCGACCAACTTCCTCGCCTTCCTCGCGGCCGCCATGCAGAAGTGCGGAGGAAGCCTCGAGAGCATTCTCGAGGCCGTGATGAACTCTTCGGACCCGGCGCTCGTCGCCTTCAAGGCGCCGGCGACCGAGGCACGAAACGATCCCGCCAAGCTCGCCGACCTCAAAGCGAAGGTCCGCGCCTACAAGCCCTGAAGGAGCCCTCCCCATGCACGTCACGAAGCGAGGACACGTCCTCAACGCCGTCGAGCTCTATTCGCACCCCTCGAAGCGCGCCGCCTTCCACACGATTCACGCGGCGCTCGCCCTGACTCCGAACGCGCCGGTGAAGTACGCGCCGGAGTCGGACCACACGCACAACGCCGGCGAGCACTTCGACCAGGGTCGGTCCGGCTCGTGCGGCGGGCATGCGGTCGCGAAGTGGGCCCGCACCTGCCTCGCGATCTCCTGCGTCCCGCTGACGTTCTCCGGCGATATCTCGCCGCGCCTCACGTACGCCGAGTCGCGATGCCCGAGCCAGCCAGGGACCGGCCCGCTGAAGGATACTGGCGTCGAACCGGCGGATCCCATCACCGCGCTCGCGACCGAAGGCGTCGCCCCGAAGCAGTGCGCGACGACGCCGGACGGCCGGAACTCGGACATCTGGACCGCGGCGGACCTCAACGCGGCGAACCTCTCCTCCCCGCCGGCGAACGACGGGGACCGGCCGACGCCCGCGGAGCTCGCGCTCGCCGCGAAGGATCTCCTCGTCGGGGCGTACGCGATCAACCCGGGCGCGCCGAACTTCGTCGCTCTCGTCGCGGCCTCGCTCTCCGCCAACCTCCCAGTGGTCGCGACGATCTTCGTCGATACGGTCTTCGAGGATTGGGGGGTCGTGGACAACCCGGACGGGACGACGAGCCTTCCGGCGATCGATAAGGCGCCGCTCGACGGAGTCCCGAACTTCCAGGACCCGCAGGGCGGCGGGCATTACATCACCATCCTCGCCCACAAGACGCTCCCGGACGGGCGCCTCGCCTTCCTCATCTGGAATTCCTGGGGTAACACGTGGGGCGTCGCCTCCGGTAACAACCCGGACGTCGGAAACATCTGGGTGACGCAGGACTGGTTGCTCGCGAGCTGCTCGGAGGCCTACGCGGGCAAGATCACGCGAAAGGCCTAGCCCCATCATGAAACTCGGATCGTTTTCTGTCGGTCAGGTCGGCGTCGATTGCGACACCGTCCTCGATTCCTCCTCGGCCCCTGCTCTCAAAGCGGCGGGTCTTTTCTTCGTCGTCCGCTACCTCGGGTCCCTCTCGGCCGCGGAGCTCTCGACGATCCTCGCGGCGGGACTCGCCGTTCAGCTCGTGACCTTCTCGCGCGCCCCGGGCTGGACTCCGTCCGCCGAGCTCGGGACGCAAGACGGCGCGACCGACGTGCAGCAGCTCGCGACGCTCTCGGTCCCGCAGGGCGTCACCGTCTGGATCGACCTCGAAGGGGTCAATCCGGCGACCCCGAATGCGGCCGCGGCGGTTATGGCCTACGTCGAGGCGCGCGCGGCGGCTCTCGTCGCCGCCGGCTACGTTGCCGGCCTCTACGTCGGCGCCGGAAGCCTGCTCACCGGCGCGAGTCTTTACAAGCTGACTGGCGTGACGCGGTACTGGCAGGCCTTCAATCAGGGCATTCCGGAGGTCGCGACCTGCGGGTATTGCCAAGAACAGCTCTACCCGCCGGACCAGACGATCTCGGGGATCGAGGTCGATTACGACGTCGTCTCCAGCGACTATCTCGGCCGGTATCCCACCGGGATCTTCCCCGGCGACCCCGCCTGACGCCCTGCGGGTAGCGCCCGGCCCGGCGCCGGGATAGGACCGGGAACATGGTTCCCTGGATCCTCCGCTGCCTGCACGTCCTCGCCCTTTCCCTCTACCCGACGACGCCCGAGCCGCCTCTCGACGAGACGGCCCGGGCGATCGACGTCGCGGCCCACCAGGTGCCCCTGGACGGCGATGACGGCGTCGTGGAGATGGCCCGGGAGCTCGCCGTCCTCGCCGCGACGGAAGGCCATCTCCGACCCGATGCGGTCGCCCGCGACCGGTTCGGCGAGTCCTATGGGCTCTTCCAGCTCCACGAGACCACCCTGCGATGGCTTCGCCGCCCGAAGGAGGACGCCTTCGACCCGGTGACCGCGGCGCTCATCGCGGCCGTGCTTATTCGAAAGAGCCACGCGGTATGCGCGAAGGCGGGCAAGGGGGCCGAGCTCGGCTGGTACGCCTCGGGCGGACCGACCTGCTCGGTTCCGGAGGGGCTCGCGGCGTCGGCGCGGCGAATGCGCCTCGCCGCGTCGCTCCCCTCGCCCGTTTGGGTTTCGCCCCGGTAGAGTGGCCTCGCCGTCGCCGAGGAAGGCGCGCGAGTCGCCCTGGGGCTCATGGGCTCGCGTGCGGGCGCCTCGGCGGCGGCGTTATTCCGGGTCGCCGTCGATCTCGACGCCGTCGAAGTCCGAAGGGGGGAGCTCGCGCGGGCGCCCTACGCCGAGCGCCTCGAGCTCCGCCGGCGAGGGCTTATGCGGCCCGTGCCAGATCTCGGTCTTCGAGCCGACGCCCTCCGCCGCGTAGATCGCGCGGAAGACGGCGCGCATCGTCGGCTCGACCTGCCTCTCCACCCCCGTCTCCTCGTGGAGCTCCTTCACGACCCGCTTCATCGAGGCCTCGGAGATCTTGTCTTCCCGCGCCTTCTTCGCTCGCTCGGGGTCGCCGATGGTCTCGCCGAGGCATCGCACGGCGATCTCCGGGTCGAGCACCTTTTTCGGGCTCGGGTAGGGCCCCCACACGTTCCCGTCGCGGAGCGGGATCGGCTTCCCGCGCGCCTCGACGGCTTTTTTCAGCGCCTTATCGACCGACTCCGCGAAGCGTTTGAACGCCGGCGCGAGCTCGGCGAGCCGGACGAGCTCCTCCTCCGTGAGCTCCGCGCCCCGGAAGGGCTCCGGGTTCTCGAGGTAGGCCTTCAGCGTCGCGAGCTTCGCCGGGCAGTAGACCTGGGAATCGCAGTAGGTGCAGTGAGGCCCCTCGTTCAAACGAAGCGGCCGGCCCGCCGCGTAGGCGGCGCGTTCCCGGTTCGCCCGGCGGGCGACGTCGAGGAGGAGATCTCTCGCTCGAAAGATCCCCTCCTCGTCGAGCGGGGCCTCGAGCGTGTCCCAAGTCCCTCGTCCTCGCGTCGGGAAGACGATAGCCGGAACGCACG